CGCCGCCCAGTCTCCGGGCACGACAGCAGAAAACGAGGCGCTCTGGAGGCGCTTGACGCCATCGAAGGGCGAGACGGTCTCCTCCCTGATCCGCACGGGCAGGGTGACGGTCGCTGACCTGCCAGTCCTGCGGCGGATGCTGGCCGAGACCAGCCAGCCCGCCACCGCCCGCGAGAGGCTGGCCCTGCTGGAGGCACTGTTCCAGCACTACCCCGCCCGGAACCTCGGCGCTGGCGAGAAGCAGTTCTGGTTGGACTGGAACGAGGACATGGGCGACCTCCCCGTCCCGGTGCTGGCTGCCGCCTGCGCGAAGTGGCGGCGCTCGGAGCAGCGGTTCGCTCCGTCGCCCGGCCAACTCCTGAAGCTGACCGATGCCGACTGGGTCTTCCGCATTAAGCTGCTCCAGCTCCACGTCAGTATGCTGGAGGCTGAGGACAAGGGTGTTGACAAGCAGAATGAGCAGGCCTAGAGGTGACGAATAGCCCGGTCGGACGGGCGAGGAGAGAACCAAATGCCTACCGCCACCATCAACATCGGCCTCGCCATCGGCGACCGCCTCGACGCCATCACCGAGGAGCGCGCTCTCGAGGCGCTCCTCGCCCACACCGGCGACCGCCCCATCACCTACGCCGTCGTCCAGAGCACCACCGAGCGGACGCTGGTGGCGGTGCTGGAGGAGGCGGCCACCGTCGGCGCTCTCTGGGCGCTGTGCGAGGAGTTGGAGCAGGACTGCATCGCCCAGCAGGTCGAGGGCCAGCCGGGCCAGCTCGTCGGCCCTCGCGATCACGAGTGGGGTCCGTTCGACCCGACCCAGTTCATTAGCTGGGACGAAGTCGTGGCGCGAGGCGCTGCCTGATGAGCAAGCCCTTCACCACCCTCGACGACCAGATCGTCGACCGCTTCGGCACCGTCTGGACAATCGCGCAGGCCGAGGCCCGGCTGCACCTGATCGCCGACCTGCTGGCCGACCCCTCCGAGACCGAGGGCTGCGCCAAGATCGGGCTGACGCGCTTCGCCGCGCTGGCCGCCGCGATCCGCACCGCGAAGGCCTTCGCCTCCACCGTGACCCAGCCGCCCTATGAGCAGGGAGCTGCCGCCCACAGGGGCGGCCAGCCCCAGACCGACAACCCCCACCCGGCAGGGTCGGTTCAGGCGCTCTCGTGGTTCAACGGCTGGCGCAGGGCAGAGTGGGAGGACGCCCGGTGAGACGCCTCCCCTTCGCCCTCGTCACCACGATCCAGTTCGCCGTCATCGCTGGCTGGATCGCCGCCTTCTGGTGGGTGCTGGCATGACCGCCCAGTCCCTGATCCGCTGCAAGGCGACCCTTCACACGGTCGACCAGTACGGCGTCGAGCACATCGAGCGCCACGTCGCATGGACCCCCGGTCAGGCCGCCACTATGGCCTACCGGCGGGCCGTCTCGATGCTCCGCTCCGGTGAGGCTGTCGCCTACACCACCCGCCACCACGAGGAGGTCGTCACGCCATGACCATCGGCAACGAGATCGAGGCCCTCGCCGCCCGAGTGGCAGAGGGGCTGGAGGATGCCGGTCAGGCCCGCCTCACCAAGGCGCACGTCAAGCGCACCTACGCCGAGGCCCTGATCCGTCAGGTCTCGGCCCGGCACGGGGTCGCGGTTGCGGCTGTGCTGCGAAAGCACGAGGCCCGGCAGAAGCCGCACGTCGTCTCCGCTCGCGCCCAGATCGCCGCCCTCCTCTACGAGGCCGAGTACAGCTACCCGGAGATCGCGCGCCTGCTGGCGATGTCGCACCACAGTCAGGCCATGCGCGCCCGGCAGCAGCACATCGACCGGCTGGCCGGGGCCGACGTGACGGTCGACATCGAGACGGGCCGCATCGCCCAGTCGATGATCCGCAAGCACGGCCTCACCGTCCGTCAGGCCGCCGAGCGGCTCGACGTCTCGCCCCTGCGCCTGAAGGCGCGCCTGAGCACCCTGAAAGGAAAGAGCCATGACTGAGAAACTGTTGCCCTGTCCGTTTTGTGGCGTGGCCCCAACCCCCTATCGCGGCGAGGTCATCGTCACGGTTGGCTGTGACAACAACGAATGCCCAGCCCGCGAGTGCTATTGCTCGATGCCCCTCGCCTACGAAACCGAAGCCATCGCAGCATGGAACCGCCGCACCCCTGCACCAGAGGGGGAGGCGGTGGCTGCCCTTCGCGCTCTAGTCCGCGATTGCCTTGCCAACGACTTCAACGAACTGTGGGACAGCTACACCGCTGCACAGGCCACGCTCGCAGCATCCCCTGTCGTTCCGGTAGGGAGGGAGGATATTGAAGTCGTGGCCGAGTGGCTGGAAATCGCCAAGGAGACGCCGAAACCGCTGCACAGCAGCCTAAACTATGTGCCGGTATGCCCGTCAGAGATTGAGGCCATCGAACGCATCCTCGCAGCCCTTGGCACGAAGGGGGCCGATCATGACTGACATAGCCGGTCTGTGCGAGAGGCTGCGGGCCGTCAGGTCGCAAGGCATCCGCGCTGGAAAGTTTTGGAACGAAGACGGCCCCGAAGCAGCCGACACCCTTGAACGCCAAGCCGCTGAACTGGCGAACTGTCGTCAGCATTGGTCGAGTGAGTTCAAAAAACTAAGCGCGGAGAGCAAGGCGTTAGCCGATGAGCAAGCCGCTGAGATAGAGAGGCTGCGAAAAGCGGCAAAGCGTTTGCTCCGTGCGGTCGGTGCCAGCAAGGAAACCCCGAGCGACGAAATGCTGGATGCGATATGGGCGACCGACGCCGCCCTTACAGGAGAAATGACATGACCGACGCCCCAGACCCCGGCTCCGATCCTCTGACCAACGCCCGATGGGAGGCGTTCTGCATCGCCTATGTCGGGAGCGGCAATGCGACGCAGGCCTATGTGACGGCTGGGTACAAGGCTGGGCCAGCCGCAGGGGTGTCGGCGCACCACCTCCTAAAGAACCCTAATGTAGAGGCCCGCATCCATAGCCTGCGCCTATCGAAGTGGAAGTCGCTGCACATGACGGCTGACGAGCTGCTGGCCGCGATGGCCGGGCAGGTGCGCTTCAGCATGGGCAACATCGTCCACATCACCCCCGACGGCGACCCCTACATCGACCTGTCCAAGGCCAGCCCGGACGACATGGCCTGCCTGACCGAGGTCAGCATCGAGGACTTCACCGATGGCCGCGAGGTCGACGAGGAGGGCAACACCATCAAGCGCGACGTGCGCCGGGTGAAGGTGAAGGCCCCGAACAAGATGGCGGCGGCGACGCTGCTGGCCCGGAACCTTGGGCTGTTGAGGGATCGGGTCGAGGTGACGGTGTCGGAAGACTTCGCCGAGACCATGCAGCGCGCCGGGTTCAGGGCGCGAGAGGCCCGCGCGGCCAGAGAGGGAGACAAGGCGTGAGCGAGATACTGGACGGCCTGCTGCGGCAGCCGGGGACCGAGGACATGAGCGGGGCGCTGGCCGCCCCTCGCCGCCCCTTCCTGTTCGCCAAGACGCGGAACGATGCCGCGACCCAGACCAGCAAGGCGGGCCGCAAGGCTGCTCCGCTGAAGAAGTTCTCTTGGGAGGACTGACCTGATGGCCCGGCCCAAGCACGGCGAGGAGCGCCCCATCACCGCCGCCCAGTGCGAGCGGGCGTGGGGCATCATGAGCAGGGGCGTCAGCCTGCGCCGGGCCGCCTCCCTGATCGGCGTGGCAATGGACCGCCTCGACCGTGCCCTCTGGGCGTGGCGAGAGAGCCTCTCCCGTGGCTAGGTGGATCGACAAGCAGGCCACCAAGGCCGAGCGCGTGCAGGCCCACCGCGAGAAGCTGGTGGCCAGAGCCATGAGGCACCGCGAGGAGGCCCCTGCGAGGGCCGCCTTCGCCGCAGAGCAGGCCGAGGCAGCCAAGGAGCGAGACCGCCCAGTCCGGCGACCCTACACGCCCGGCGAGCGCCGCCTGCCAGACCTGTCGGACGACGACCTGCGCGAGGCGCTGGAGAAGGGCGACCGTGCGATCCCGAGGCACCTTGACTATCCACACCTGTTGATGCTTCGTGAGCGCGGGTTCACGCGCATGGTGTGGGCCGACACGGGCACCGGGGAGTTCGGTGTGCCGTCGTTCAGGGGTGACGTGGTCACCGAGGTCGGAGAGATATGGCTGAGACAGACAGGCTGAGGCGTGCCGAGCACGTCGGGGCCGACGGCGTGAACCGGGCCGACGCCCGGCTGCGCTCGTTCGGGCCGAGAGAAGGCGACGCGGTCATGTGCCCGCGCTGCGGTGGTGGAGGGTGGATCGCCGAGCGCGCCCCCGCCTACAGCGCGCGGGTCTATGGCGGGAAGACGATGATGCTCCAGCCGGTGAAGTGCCCGGTCTGCAAGGGCGAGGGGCTGGACCCGGAATGGATAGAGGAGGCGTCGACGTGAGCGGATTGAGCTGCCCGGCCTGCGGGGCTGTCGAGGGCATCGTCGTCAGGGACACGCGGCCCCAGCCCGGCGGCCAGCGGCGTCGACGGGTGTGCTCGTGCGGCCACCGCTTCACCACGATAGAGGTGATCGTCGACCGGCATCCGGTGATCTTGGAGCGGGTGTCGCTGCATGGCTGCCTCGACGCCATCCGCATCCGCGAGAGCGACGAGACGTTCAAGGCCCTGCTGGCCGACCGCATCGCGGCTGCCGTCAACGACGTGCTGCGCCTGTGACCCCGCTGGAGCGCCTCGGCCTAGAGGGGGCCGCCGCCAGCCTGACCGGCTCTCGCATGGCGGGGAGCCTGCTGGTCGTGCTGCTGGACGGCAGGGGGCGGCAGGTCGGTTTCGATGTCATCGCCGCCGCTCGTCGGCCCCGGTTCAGGGAGCAGCCGGTATCGAGGGCCAGCGTGCAGGTCCGCATCTGCATCCTGCGGTCTGCGCTGGCCGACCTCGGCCTGACCGACGCCATCAAGACGTGCGGGATCGACAGCCCCTCCTCGCCTGCGACAGGCTACGCCCTGCCTGAGCCGGGCCGATCTCGCGTGATGGAGCTGCTGATGGAGGAGGCGGGATGACCCTGCGCGTCCTCATCATCGGCCCCGGTGATCCGTCCGGCCACCTCGCCCGGCTGGCCCGGTGGAACAGCGACGTCACGGTGGTGCCGGGCCGCGAGCTGAGGGGTGTGGACTTGGTGCTGCTGATGGGTGGTGGTAACGACGAGGCCGTGAGGCGCGCCAGACTGGCAGGCGTGCGCGTGGCAGAGGTGGCTGATGGCGATCCCCGGAGCGATGCTGATTGACGAGTGCGCCCGCCGCCACGCCCGGCTGGAGCGCGTCCTGCTGCTGGAGGAGATACAGGGCGGCAGTCAGGTCATCCACGATGTCGTCTGGCGGGAGGGGCCTGCCCCGTTCCCCTTCGCCACCTATCGCTATGAGCGCGAGGCTCTGCCCGAGGTCACGTTCAGGCCGCTGTTGATGCAGCCCGAGACCCTGAAGCGCCGCATCCGCCGCGTCGTGGCCGACTGGCTGGAGGCTCTGGCCGAGAAGGTGCGGCATGGCTGACCGCGACGACCGGCAGTACGACCGCTACCCCGTCGCCCGGACGCCGCAGGCCCAGCGAGAGGCCTTCGCCGAGGCGCTTGTCGAGTACAGCCACGACCCCTTCGGCTTCGTCATGTGGGCCTTCCCGTGGGGCGTCGAGGGCACCGAGTTGGAGCACGAGACCGGGCCTGACGAGTGGCAGATCGAGGAGCTGGAGGCCATCGGCCAGCACCTGCGGCAGGGCGTCGACCGCCCATTCCGCTCGACCACCGCCTCCGGCCACGGGATCGGCAAGACCGCCGAGGTGTCCTTCGTGGTGTTCTGGGCTGGGATGACCGCCGTCGACACGCGGGGCGTGGTCACGGCCAACAGCGACACCCAGCTCAGGACCAAGACATGGGCCGAGCTGGGCAAATGGTGGGGCCTCCTCTGCCGCCAGCACCCCATCGCCGAGACCCTGTTTGAGCTGACCGCCACCGGCTTCAGGTCGATCTCGCGTGAGCGGACGTGGCGCATCGACGCCATCCCGAACAACCCCCGCAACCCCGCCGCCTTCGCCGGTGCCCACAACGCCGGGAAGCGGCTGGTCATCATCATCGACGAGGCGTCCGAGATCGAGGACATCATCTGGGACGTCGTCGAGGGCGCGCTGACCGACGCCGACACCGAGATCGTCCTGCTGGTCTACGGCAACCCGACCAAGAACGTCGGGCGGTTCAAGGAGATCACGGTCGGCAGGATGCGCCACCAGTGGCGGACCAAGCAGATCGACAGCCGCACGGTGAAGCGGACCAACAAGCCGCTGCTGGAGAGCTGGGTCGACGCATGGGGCGAGGACAGCGACTTCGTCCGCATCCGGGTGAGGGGCATCTTCCCGCGCGTCGGCTCGATGCAGCTCATCCCCGCCGATCTGGTGCAGCAGGCCCGGCAGCGGAAGTCTGCCTACATCCCGTCGGACCCCCTCGTGGCTGGCCTCGACGTGGCCCGCTTCGGCGACGACGCCTCGGTCCTGCGCGCACGCCGGGGCCGGGACGCCGCCTCGATCCCCAAGAAGGAGTGGCGCGGCGTCGACCTGATGACGCTGGCCTCGGACGTCGCGCTCTGGTGCGCCGACAACCGGCCAGACGCCCTGTTCGTGGACATCGGCGGTCTGGGGGCTGGCGTCTACGACCGGCTGATCCAGCTCAGGGTGCCCAACGTCTACCCCGTCAACTTCGGCGGCAAGGCCCGGATGGCCACCATGAACGGGGTCGAGGCTCGCGTCGCCGACCACGGGGCGGCCATGTGGGTCAACCTGCTGGCGTGGCTGCCGCTGGCCGCCCTCCCGCCTGACGACGACCAGATCGAGATCGACCTGACCAGCCGCGAGTACGGCTTCACCGCCGACGGCGCGATCCGGCTGGAGAGCAAGAAGGACATGAAGAAGCGGGGCCTCGCCTCGCCCGATGACGCCGACGCTCTGGCCCTCACCTTCGCCATGCCGGTGCAGCCTCGATACGTCGCGTCTAGCGCGAGCGGCATTGCCGGTGTAAGGGCGGAACAGATGGCCAACGCTCTCGGCGGCGTCCAGTCTGAATACGACCCCTATGCGGAGCTGAAGTGATGTGTGGCGCTTACGGTGCGGCCAGCAAAATGGCCGGAGGCTTCAGTCCGATGCACGCCCTGCTGGACCGCAACAAGAAGGGCACCCCCGCCAGCCGTGGCGCAGCGAACGCTGCTGCCGCCGCCGCGCCGGTGGCTGCCCTGACGCCGGGCGCGGCCCCGATGCAGCCGAGGGTCCGGTTCTGATGTGCGGCCCGAAGCCTCCAGCCCCGGTCGCCCCGCGTCAGGCCCCCCGTGCGCCCGACGCAGGGTCGGTCGCCGACCGCTCGCAGGCAGCCCTGCTGCGGCGGCAGACGATGTCGGGCATGGTCTTCACCGACCAGAACCGGCTCGGTGCTCCGATGACCGCCGGGAAGCCGGTACTGGGGGCCTGAAGTGAATATCTCGGAAGGTGATCTGCGAGCGCACGCCGACAAGCGGATCACCGCTCTGGGCGCGCAGCGGCGCGAGTGGGAGCCGGGGGCCGAGGAGGTCGCCCGCTTCACCCTGCGCTGGCTCTCGCCGTACATCCGCAACATGGGGTCGAACCGGAACGTCCGGCAGCAGACGGTGGACGGCCACACCTACAGCGGCGGGCAGGCCAACAACCGGCTGTTCAACAGCACGGCCAGCCGCGCCCACCGCACTCTGTCGGCTGGTATGTCGTCAGGGATGTCCTCACCCTCGCAGCCGTGGTTCAAGCTGAAGTTCGCCGACAGCGAGCGCGGCGCGGCCCATGCGGTGAAGGTGTGGACCGACGACGTCCAGACCCTGCTCTACGCCTTCCTCGCCCAGACCAACGTCTATCAGGCCATGCAGTCCAGCTACCGCGAGCTGGGCATCTTCGGCGTGTCGTCGATCCTCTGGGTGCCTCACTGGCAGTACGGGGCCGTGGCCTACGCCCAGACCTTCGGCGAATACTGGCTGGGGCAGGACGACGGCCTGCGCGTCGACACCATGATCCGCGACACGACCATGTCTGCCGGGCAGATGGCCGAGCGGTTCGCCGAGGACAAGCTGTCGAGGACGGTCAAGAACCTGCTGGCCGACAAGAAGTTCGACGCTCAGGTCGAGGTGCGCCACATCATCGAGCCGAACAGGGACCGCGCCTTCGGGAAGCTCGACAAGACCAACATGGCCTACCGCTCCTACTACATCGAGCAGGGGTCGGACGAGAAGAAGGTGCTGGAGGTCGGCGGCTTCAAGCGCAAGCCGATGTCCACCCCCCGGTGGGAGAGCATGGGCACGTCCGCCTACTCGGTCGGCCCCGGCTTCGACGCCCTGCCGGAGAGCCGCAAGGTCCAGCTTCAGGAAATCCGCTACCAGCAGGCGCAGGACTACACCGTGCGCCCGTCGCTGGAGATGGCCGTGGCCAACCGCAACAGCGGTGCCAACCTGATCCCCGGTGGGATCACATGGTCGGCCTCCCAAGACCTCGCCGGTCAGGGGGCCAAGCCGATCTGGCAGATCAACGCGTCGGCCCTCCCTGCCCTCTCGCAGGACATCAGCCAGCGCACCGAGCCTGCGATCCTAGACGCCTTCTACGCCAACCTGTTCATGGCGATCACCAACATGAGGGGCGTCCAGCCCCGCAACGTCGAGGAGATCGCCCGCCGCAACGAGGAGCAGCTCGCCCAGCTCGGGCCGGTCGTCGACCGGGTGCAGGTCGAGAAGCTGGCCGTCATCGTCCTTCAGGCCTTCGAGATGCTGTCCGACGCCGGGAAGCTGCCGCCGGTGCCGGAGGAGATCAACGGGGCAGAGCTGTCCATCGAGTTCATCTCGGTGCTCGCTCAGGCCCAGCGCATGATCGGCCTCGGCTCGATGGAGCGGGCCGTCGGCTTCGTGGGCAACATCGCGGGCGTCTACCCGGCGATCCTCGATGTGCCGGACTTCGAGGGCATCGTGGCCGACTACACCTCGCGCCTCGGCATCCCGGCCAAGTCCATGCGGTCGGAGAAGGACGTCGCCGCGATCCGCGAGCAGCGGGCCGCCGAGCAGCAGCAGGCCGCTCAGGCCGAGCAGATGGCGGCAATGGCCCCGGCCATGCAGCAGGTCGCCGCCGGTGCCGAGCTGCTGTCCAAGACTGACGCGAACGCGGGCCTCCTGCCCCGCCTCCTGCCCCCAGCGATGGTTTGATGGCCGAAGACTACGAGTTCGATCTGGCGGCGTGGGCCGAGGCCCAGAAGTCCTACGACGAGCTGGACCCTGTCCATCAGGAGCAGGTCCGCCGAGCGGCCCTCGCCGACAAGCGGCGCATGGCCGCTCTGGGGATGCAGGCCCAGCTCGACCTGAAGACCCTGATGCAGCTCCCCCACTTCCGCAGGTTCATGTTTACAGTGCTGGCGAAGTCCGGTATGTACCGCGCTGCCTTCCACCCGCATGAAGGCGCTCTCCAGTATTCGGAAGGGCGTCGCGGCCTTGGGATTGAGCTGCTGAACGATATGCTGCGGATCGACCCGCAGATCGCCCTCGATATGACGAGGGAGCAAGCCAAACTCGAAACGAAGGTGAACAATGCTCCGCAGACATAACATTCTCGCACTGGCGCTCCGGCAGCCCTTCTTCGCGCCCGACGGCGCGGAGGGCGGTGCTGGCGCGGCAGTCGCTGACGCCGCTGCCCCCGCCACGACTGGCGTTGGGGCCGGTGCTGAAACTCCCGCCGTGGCCGCTGACGCGGACGCCGGTGGGTCCATCCTTGGTGACGCCGCCTCTCCGGGTGACGGCGTCGCTCGGGCCGGGGATGAGGGCGCGGCTGCTGATGCCGACGCAGCGTCGGGAGACGCCGCTGACGCGGAGGCCGCGCCCCAGCCCTACGCCGACCTGACTGCACCGGAGGGCTTCGCCTCCATCGACACCGATGCGCTGGCCGCAGCCACCCCGCTGATGCGCCAGTTCGGCGTGCCGGACGACAAGGCGCAGGAGTTCATCAACGGGGCCGCCCCGATCATCAGCTCGATGGTCGAGCGCGCCGTGGCCGCCAACGCCGAGGCCGGGAAGCTGGCGCAGGCCGAGCTGGTCAAGGCGTGGGCCGACGAGGTCCGGGCCGACCCTGCACTGGGCGGTGCCAACTACGACCGCACCGTGGCCAGCGCGGCCAAGGTGCTCGACACATTCTTCGACCCGGAGTTCAGGGAGTTCCTGACCATCACGGGGCTGGGGAATAACCCCGCCATGATCCGGGGGGTGGCCAAGATCGCCTCCCAGATCGAGGAGGGTTCCATCCACCTCGGCGGCGCAACGCCCAAGGCGCTTGAGCCGCACCAGAAAGTCTACGACCCCGTCTACGATGGGCCGCAGCCCACCCAGTAACCACCACCACCGCTGAACGTCGGATGACAGTGCAGCATAGCCCACAGAAGGAAACGCCCCTATGGCCGTCCGTAACGCAACCGTCCCGTCCTTCATGGATGTGATGACCCGACTGGACCCCGGTGGCGGTCTCTCCGAGATCGCCGAAATCCTGACCCAGACCAACGAGGCCAACGACGATATGTCGTGGACCGAGGGCAATCTGGTGACGGGTGACCGTCACACTGTCCGCACGGCCAAGCCGGTCGTGGACTTCCGCCGCCTGAACGAGGGTACCGCCCGCAGCAAGTCCGGCACCTCGCAGATCGAGGAGCAGGCCGCCATTCTGGTCGGCAAGCACCAGATCGACCGCGACCTCGCGATCCTCTCGGGCAACATCGGCAAGTACCGCATGAACGAGGGCGTCAGCTTCCTCGAAGCCATGTCGGACAAGCTGTGGCAGACCGTCTTCTACGGCAACGCCGTCGCCGACGACAAGTCGTTCCACGGGCTGGCCAACCGCTTCGGCTCACTGTCCGGCTCCTTCGGCAACCAGATCGTCGACGCTGGCGGCACCGGCTCCGACAACCGCTCGATCTGGCTGATCGTGTGGGGGCCGGACAAGTGCACCGGCATCTACCCGAAGGGCACCAAGGGCGGCCTGATGCACATGGACACCACGTCCAACAAGGCCATCGGCCCGGACGGCTTCCCCATCGGCGACGAGCTGCTCGACGCTGCCGGGAACCCGTATCTGGGCTACAAGGACCACTGGCAGTGGAACGTCGGCCTGAAGGTAAAAGACCCGCGCTTCGTGGTCCGTGGTGCCAACATCGACTTCAGCGACCTGACCAAGGACCGGACCACCGGGGCCGACATTCAGGACGTGATGGTGCAGATGATGGGCCGCATCCAAGGCATCAACGGCGGCAACGCGGCCTTCTACATGAGCCGTGACCTCGAGAACTTCCTCGACCGTCAGTCGTCCAACGATGGCCGCTCCTTCAACGGCTTCCACCGCGCCAACTTCGGGCGTCCGGGTCTGGACAGCATGGCCTTCCGGGGCGTGCCGCTGCGCCGGATGGACGTGCTCAACGTCAACGAGGCCCGCGTCGTCTAAGCCGGGCCGGTGGCGGCGGGAGTTTTGCTCCCGCCGCCACCTCCCGCTACTCCCGCCTGCAACATCAACGCGACCCGCCCGAGGAGGGCACACCATGATTACCGACCGCGAGAACACCTTCTTCGACAACCTGCTGCCGAGCGCGTCTGCGACGCCGTTCGGTGATGTCGTGAAGATCACCAACCGCCAGCGCAACCCTGACCTCGTCGCCTACCTTCAGGCCGAGACTGCGGTGAACAACGCCACGTCGCTGCGCTTCCAGTTCGTCAGCTCGGCGGACGCCGCCCTCGGCACGCCGAACATCATCTTCGACACCGGCGTCGTGACGCTGGCCAACTTCAACGCCGCCCAGCGATACGTCGCCTCGGTGGTCGCTGTGCCGGAAGCCCACCAGTATCTGGGCTGGATTTACATCCTCGCCGGGACTGCCCCGACGCTGGGTGGCATCACCGGCGGCATCGTCGAGGTCGCCACCCTCGAAAGCCTGCCGCGCCCGGCCTACTGGACCGGACGCTAATCGGTGACGGCGGGGAGCGATCCCCGCCGCTGCCTGCCCCATTGACCCGCGAAGAAAGGGACACCTGATGTCCGACACCAACGAACTGATCATCAACGACAGCCTCCTGCCGCGCTTCACTGCCGCCGGTGTGCTGGTCGAGCCGGGCAAGCCGTTCCCGGCCTCCGACCTGAAGGCCGAGGACTTCATCGCCAAGTCGACCCCGGTCGGCAACCTGACCGACGAGCAACTGCTGGCGCTGGTCGCCACGCGGGGCCTGACCGCAGGTGAAGCCGCAGCCGAGGCTCCCGCCGAAGCTGCCGCCGAACCGCTCGACCGTGACGGCGACGGCAAGCCGGGCGGCTCGCTGTCCAAGGCTGAGATCGCCGCCGCGCTGCTGGACCTGAACGTCGAGTTCGACGCCAAGGCCACGCGCGACGATCTGGGCCGACTGCTCGACGCCGCACAGGCGTAGCCGACCCCGGCCAGACTGTGATACGGGAGGGGCGGCTCATGAAGGGCCGCCCCTTTTTGCTGGAGACACCCCATGCGCCTCGCCCGCTTCGGCCTCGCCCTCGCCGCCCTGCTCTCGCTGCTCGCCCTGCCCGCGAACGCCCAAGTGGCGTCGGGTTCGGTGCGGACGGCGGACCCCTCCTATGTGAACGGCGAGACCCGGCCCCTGTCGCTGCTGCCGTCGGGCGCGCTGCGGGTCCACGACGGGTCAAGCGGCGCTGCGGCGCAGGAGGTTCAGGGGAGCACCGCGAACTTCACAGTCCCGACCAGCAACCCCTTCGGCATGGCTTGCGTCTATACGGCTGGCGTCCCGCCCATCGTCACCGACAACACCCTCGGGCGCTGTCAGGCCACCCAGCGTGGGTCGATCCGGGTCACGCTGATGGACACCGGCGCGACCGCCGTGGGCATCTCCAATGCGGGTAGCGACACGGTGACTGGCGCGGCCACCAATGGCGTGAACGTCACCGGCTTCAACTTCGTCTTCGACGGCACGCAGTATGTCCGTCAGCGCGGCGATGTGGGGGGCGGGACCGTCGTTCAGCCGGGCCTCGTCGCAACCCACTGGACCTATGCCGCCGCATCGGGCGGCATCTCCAACACCACGACCGCCGTGACGATCAAGACGGCGGCGGGCGCTGGCGTCCGCAACTGCATCGCCGCCCTCCAGCTTTTCAACGGCACGCTCGGTGCCGCGACCGAAGTGGCGATCCGTGACGGCGCGGCTGGCACGGTGATCTGGCGCGGGCGGCGGGAGACGGTGGCGTCCAGCGAGGATGTGGTCCTGCCGGTGCCGATCTGCGGCACGGCCAACACCCTTCTCGAAGTCGTGACCCTCACCGCCACCGTGACCAGCGGCGTCTATGTGAACGCGCAGGGCTTCACCCGCCCGTAATCGGCCCACTGGAGTAGGCGATGAGCTTCTCGGCAACAGAGCTGGCGAACATGGCGTGTCGGGAAATCCCGACACGCCAGATCGTCTCGCTCGAAGACAACACGCAGACCGCGACAGTCATGCGGGCCGAGATACCGCAGGTGCTCGGCGAGATCATGGAGAGCGGCGAGTGGTCGTTCGGTGTGCGCCGCGAGACGCTGTCGGCGACGACCAACACCCGCACCTCGGCATGGGCCTACGCCTTCGCTGTGCCGACCGGCATGGCCATGCCGCTGCGGATCGTCCCGACGCCCGACGTCACCGACGCCACCTTCCTCCTGCCCGGCCAGCGGCTCGTGGCCAACAACCCGAACGCGGGGCCGCCGATCCCCTTCGACTTCGAGGGGCCGCTCCTCTGGACGGATGAGCCTGCCCCCATCCTCGAGTTCATCACGGTCTCGCCCGAGTGGAACCAGATGAGCTACCGCTTCCGCCGCGTGCTGGCCCTGACGGTGGCCGCCCGGTCGGTGGTGGCGATCACCCAGAACACCGAGCGCAAACGGGAGCTGCTTCAGGAGGCCGAGCTGTTCGGCCAGCGCGCCTTGGCCGCCAGCCTGAACGCCAACAGCACCCAGAACACCTACGGCGAGGATTTCATCCCGTCGTCGCTGCGCGGCCACTTCGAGGCCAATGAATGACCGGCTTCCGCGCAGCCATGCCGACCTTCGCTGGGGGCGAGATCGCGCCCTCGGTGGCGTCGCGCTTCGACACCGCCAAGTACGCGACCTGCCTTGAGAGGGGCAGGAACGTCCTCGGCCTGCCCGGCGGCGGCCAGTACAACAGGCCCGGCACCGAGTTCGGCGCGGCGATCCGAGACCACACCAAGCTGACCCGGCTGCTCCCCTTCGTCTTCTCGACCGATCAGGGCTATGCGCTGGAGTTCAGCCACCTGACCATGCGGGTCTTCTCCGGCGGCGAGCTGGTGGTCCGTCCGCGCCTCATCATCACCGCCATCACCAAGGCGGCGTCTGCCGTGGTGACCGTGCCGAACCACGGCTACTCGGTCGGCTGGGACGTCTACTTCCAAGGCGTGCTCGGCATGACGCAGATCAACGGCCTGACCGGGCGCATCACCGCGATCTCGGGCAACGACGTCACGGTCAACATCAACTCGACCGGCTTCTCGACCTTCACCGCCGACACCGGCGGGATCGCGGGGAACGCCCTCGGCGGCGTCGGCGGCTACGCGCCGGTGGACCCGAACGCGCCGCCGCCGGACATCCCCTACACGCCAACCCTGCCGCCGACGGGCGGGGGCACCGGGAGCGGCGTCCTGCCATGAGTATCGCCGCGATCTTCCAGCTCACCACGCCATACTCGGACACCCAGCTTTCCGAGCTGGGGTACGAGCAGTCGCTCGATGGCTTCGTGCTGACGCACATGAGCTACGCCCCGCGCCGCCTGCGCCGGTTCGACCACAACGACTGGCGCATCGACAGCGCGCCCATCGGCGTGGCCGGTGCCCAGCCTGCGACGGCGATTGTCAGCAGGACGCGGAACTACACCGACAACGTCAACGGCGGCTACACCGAGCAGAACTACCAGTACGGGGTCACGGCGGTGGACCTGACGACGGGCCGCGAAAGCCCGCCGACCGACACCCTATCGGTGCTCAACGATCTGGGCACGCGGCCCGGCTCGCCGCTGGGCAACTTCAACACCATCGTCTGGGATGCGGTCGCCAACGCCGAGGTCTATCGCATCTATAGCAAGAAGAACGGCAGCTACGGCTACATCGGGACGACGGACGCATCCGCCCCGCAGTCGTTCATCGACGACAACATCCTGCCGGACTACTCGGACAGCCCGCCCGTCCTGAGCAATCCCTTCCCGGTCGGCAACTACCCCGCCGTCGTGACCTTCCATGACCGGCGCGCCTTCTATGGCCGGACCCTGAAGAAGCCGTCCGCCGCCTACGGCAGCCAGACCGATGACGTCTTCAACCACGACAAGTCGCGGCCTCTGCGCGCGACCGACAGCATCGCGACAAGCCTCATCTCCCGGCGTCTGAACACGATCCGCCACCTGCTCTCGCTGGGCAACCTGCTGGCCCTGACCTCGGACGGCATCTTCTCGCTGCGCCCGACTGATGGCGGCGGGCTGACCCCGATGGGGATCGAGACCAAGACCGAGGGCTTCCAAGGCGTCGGCTCTGCCCGGCCCGAGGCCATCGACACGGTCGGCTTCTACACTACCGCTCGGGGCAACCGGGTGCGGACCATCGGCTACACCTTCGAGCGCGACGGCTTCAAGGGCAACGACATCACCGTCTTCGCCCCGCACCTGTTCCAAGGCTTCGACATCGTGGCGATGGCGTGGTGCGAGGAGCCGTCTCGGATCATGTGGTGCCTGCGGAGCGACGGCAAGCTGGTCGCGCTGACGTGGCAGGCCGAGCAGGACGTCTGGGGCTGGACCCTCTGCGAGACCGACGGCGTGATCGAGAGCATCTGCTCGGTCAGCGAGGAGGGCCGGGACGTCCTCTACATGGCCGTGCGCCGGACCATCAACGCCGCGCAGGTCCGCTACATCGAGCGCCTGACCGACCCGGTTTGGATGGACGAGAACTGGGCGTCGCTGCCAGACGCCGTCGTCATGGACAGCTCCTACACCTACCGGGGCACGGCGGCGGTCGCCCTGACCGGGCTGCACTGGCTGGAGGGCCGGTCTGTCGCCGTGCTCGCTGACGGCTATGTCGTCACCGGGAGGACGGTGGTCGCCGGTCGCCTGACCCCTGACCTGCCGAACGCGGCGACGGTGATCTCGGTGGGCCTGCCCTACGAGAGCTACATCCGCACCCTGCCGGTGGTCGCCCAGACCGGGAGCGGATCGACCGTGGGCCGCCGTCAGTCGGTGTCCAACGTCATCATCAAGGTCATGAACACCCTCGGCATCCGCGTCGGGACCGGCGACAACCCGGTGCTGGCGTCCATGTTCGACGCCCCCCTCCCCGACGACGTGACCGGCGACACGCCAAGGCCCCCCTACACCGGCGACCTCGACACGATGGGCATGGACCCCGGCGACTGGAAGACCGCCAAGGTCACTATCGCCCAGCTCCAACCCCTGCCGATGGTGGTGCTCGGGGTCTTCCCCGACATCAACATGGGCCGATGAGGCGAGACTGGTCGGTGCGGGTCGCCACCTACGCCGAGGTCAACCGGCTGGCGAGGGGCATGAGGGCCGCCGACAGGCGCGAGGTGGGTGCGCTCGGCCACACCCCGAAGCAGGCGCTGGTGGCCGGTCTGAAGGCCTCCACGATGGCATGGACGGCGTGGTTCAAGGGGTCGCCCGTGACCATGTTCGGGATCGCGCCGGTCAGCGTGCTGGAAGGCCGGGCTGCCGTCTGGATGCTGGGCACCGATCAGGTGGCACAAGGGGCCGCCCCCCTCATCCGCTGGGGGCCGAGGTTCATCCGCGCCATGCAGGCCGAGTTCCCCGTTCTGGAGAACGCCGTGGCCGCCGACAACCGGCTGGCCATGCGCCTGCTGGTGGCGCTGGGGTTCGACATTGAGGACGATGTCGTGATAGTGGGCGGTGTGCCCTTCAGGCGCTTCTCCAAAGGCTCCCGACGTGTGTGAACCGGCCACCCTGATAATGATTTCGACGGCGATGGCTGCCGCCGGGTCAGCCGTGCAAGGCTACTCGGCCTACACAGGGGCGATGTACGCCTCTGGCGTCGCCGAGAACAACGCCGCCCTCTCGCGCGAGCAGGCCGCCGACGCTATCCGCAGGGGCGAGGACGAGCAGCAGAGGAAGTGGCGAGAGATCAGCCAGATCAAGGCCGCCCAGATCGCAGGCATGGCCGCCTCCGGCGTCGACACCAGCTTCGGTTCGGCAGCCGACATGATCGGTGACACGGCGGTGCTCGGCACCGAGGACGTCTCGATCATCGCTGAGAACGCCGCCCGCGAGACGCGGGGCTTCCACATTCAGGCCCAGAACTTCAACAACGAGGCTGGTGCCAAGAAGCGCGAGGCCTACGCCGGTGCCGTCTCCACCGCCTTCGACATCGGCTCCACCATCATGGGTGGGGCCTCGCAGATGCAGGGCCTCAAGCTGCCGAAGACCGGCGGCTCCGTCGGCCCCATGAAGACCCCCTACATCAACACCGGGGGCGGCTTCCGTGGTGGCCGTGACCGGCCCATGCCCATGTTCGGTGGAGGCCGCTGATGGCATCCGTCACCGTCTACTCCCAGACCGAGCGGCTCGCGCCGGTCACCACCGCCAAGCAGCAGATGGTCTCCGGCGGCTTCGGCGAGGGGATCGGCGAGAGCGTCCAGCGCGCCGGTGGTGCGGTCGGCCAGTACGCCAAGGCCAAGGACGCCTACAACGCCCGCGTCGAGGAGGCGGGCGTCATGGAGCTGGACACCCAGTTCTCCGAGCGCGCCCGCGAGATTGAGCGTGGCTTTCTGGCCCAGAGCGGGCGCAATGCGATTGACGCCCAGACCGAGACGGATGAGGCCTACCGCCAGCTAGAGGCTGAGTTCCTCGAGATGGGGTCCACCACCCCCCGTCAGGCCCTCATGATGCAGGCCCAGCTCAACCGCCGCAGGGAGAACTGGGCCGGTCGGCGGGACGGCCACGTCGCCCGCGAGACCGAGGTCTGGCAGGTCGGTGTCGAGGCGTCCTCCCTGACCGCCGCGATCCGTGAGGTGATCGACACGCCGCCCGGCTCGGCAGAGCGGACGTCCGGCTTCCTGCTGGTCGGGGCGCGTCTGGACGACATCGCCCGCCGTCGGGGCTGGAGCGCCGAGGAGCGCGCGGAGAAGGGGTTTGCCGCCTTCTCCGACATCCACCTGACCACCATCGACGACATGAGGAACAGCGACAACGCCGAGGGCGCGCTGGCCTACTACGACGAGTTTGAGGACGCCATCGACCCGACCAAGCGCACCGATCTGCGCCGGGCGACGGAGGAGGACTACTGGACGCAGGACGCTCTCGCAGCCGCCGAGGGCGACCTGACGGGCGGCGAGGATGAGACCTACGACGTCGACCCCGGCGACGGCTCTGGCACGCGGCAGGTCAGGGCGGTCTCGCCGGTGTCGGCTGAGGTCAACTCTCGCTTTGGGGCCATGCGCGCCAGCGGGCCTCACGGCGGCACTGACTATCTGGCCCCTGAGAACACTCCGGTCCGGTCGATGCTTCCGGGCGTGGCGACCATCAAGCGCCAGCTGGGGCAGGCGGGCCTCTACGTCGAGGTAGACCACGGCAATGGGCTGGTCTCGCAGTATATGCACCTGAACCGGACCAACATCCGAGACGGCCAGCGCGTCGACGCGGGGACGGTAATCGCCCTGTCCGGGGGGCGGGCCGGGACCGCGAACGCGGGCAACAGCGAAGGCCCCCACCTCCATGTATCAGTGAAGCGGAACGGCCAGAACGTGGACCCGGAGGGCGTCATAGGCGGCGACCAAGAGGTTGGCGGCTCGGGAAGAAACGCGCCGAGAGGCCCGAGCTTCACGACGGCGCAGGACGTCGAGGACTGGGCTGAGGCCCGTAGCGGCGGCAACGCCCGACGCTACGCCATCAACCTTGCGGCAGGCATGGCCGTGCTCAATCGTGAGCGAGGCATCCGCACCGACCGCGAAAATGAGGGCGACCGGGCGGCGAACGAGTGGCGGGCGGCCAATCCGGGCGCTCTGTGGTCGTCCGCGCCCACCAGCATCCGCAACGGCGCTTCGCCGAGCTATCGTGCCCGCGAGGCCGAGCAGGAG